TAGCCTCGGACAGGCCGGAGCTGAGAGTCTCGACCAGCCCCATGAGCATCGGCTCGATGGTCGGCCAATTTTCGATGATGGTGCCATAGAGGCCCTCAAGCACCGGGGTGAACTCCTCGCCAGCTTCAAGAGCAAAGTTTTGCATAATGCCGTTGAGGGACTTCTGGGCGTTCGTCAATCCGTCAGTATCGTTGATGGCCGCCTGCTGGATTTTTTCGCTCTGCCCCAGTAGGGCGTTGAGCCGTACCTGAGCCTTGGCCGCATCGTTGAGGCTGTCCACGTTAGCCCCGAGGCCCATCTGCATTGCAGACGCCTTGAGGGTCGCGTCGTCGATGTGTACGCCGTACTCTTCCAGCGCGGCATTGTTGCCCTTGATGTAGTCCTGAATCACTCCCAAAGCCTCGGCATCGTCCATGGAAAAGGCATTCCCGAGGTCATAGGAAAGAGAGGTCGTAATCTTGGAGAGGTCGGCGGCAGCCTGTCCCGTGATGCCTATCTCGCCATACATAGACTTGTTGGAGACCATGAAGCTCTGCACCTCGGCAGTGCTACGGTGTACCGCGTCGGCGAAGTTATCCACCCAGTCGGCGGCGTCCGTGCCGGAGAAAGCGGCATCGAATTTCTTCTCCGTCGTCTTAGCGGCTTTGGCTACCTCAAGCGCGGCGGCTCCCAGCTCCTTGAGCTTAGAGATAATGCCCTTGATGGCCTCAAAACCGATAAGGGAGCCGACGGCCCCTTTCATCGCTTCCTTGATGCCGTCGCCAGCATTTTCACCGTCCTGCCCCATACCGAGCAACTTTTTGGCCGTGGCCACCGCCTTGGCCCCCAAGCCCTCGGTTTTTTTCTCACTGGACAACAAAGCGCCGCCCAGCTTGTTTTTGATGGTCTGAATCGGATGAGATAGGGCTGTCACCATGGATTTGGCCCCTGTCTGGAATTTCTTGTGCCAGTCGGAAAGCCGCTTCTCAGCATATCCGAAACCGCCCTGCGCCCCAGCCTTGATGCTACTCCAGAAGTTCTTGCCAGACTTCAGGGACGCGCCCATGGATTTCTTTACAGCGCTGCCGAAGCTGTCAGCCTCCCGGCCCATGTCTCGGAACTGGGAACCGATTTTCTCGCCAGCTCTTCCAAAGTCCTCAGCAGCATCCGCCCCAGCGGAAAGCTGTGTGCCGATTCCCTCAACGGCCTTTTCGGCTCTTCGGGTGGAGGCTTCGGCGGCATCCATACCAGAAGAAAGCTGCGCACCGACCTCATGTGAAGCATCGGCGGCATCTTCCTCGCCGGAAGTGACCTGTTCGAGGCGGTCAACCACAGCATCGAGCTGCTTGATGGGTTCGTCGAGGTCGAAGTCGAGGCCAAAGGTAAGCTCTCTGACGTCTGCCATAGAGTCCGTTCACCTCATTTCTAAAAAACAAAGGCGGCAGGTCGCCCTACCGCCTAACGCCCCATTCCTCGTTGTAGAGGATACGAGCCTCTATTGCTTCTTGGTACTCGGCCAAATCCATGCCTTTGATGTCGGAGTAGGACAGACCTTGCCCAGAGTAGACGAGCATCCAGAACGCCTTTCGGCCCTGAGCTGCTTTTTTTGCCCGTTCGGGGTCAAGCTCACTCGCGCAGAAACCGCTCGATGGCCTTAATAAGCTTCTCCGGGGTCTTCACGTCCTCTTTTTCGTCAAAGTAGGCCATGCCATCCTTGCCGACTTCGGGAGGATTGACGACCACGTTCTTAAACATGGTGTCGAGATACTTCACGGTATCGCGGCGGTTGTCGGTAGTCATACCGCAGTCGTCGTTGGTCTGGAAATACCAAGAGGGAGACACGCTCTGCAGGGTGTACTCGACGCCCTCGATGGCAACCTTTTTCTGCTTAGACATATATTTTCTGTAACCCCTTTCGGATAAAGATTTAGGTCTTTCCGGCCAGTGTTTGTACCGCATGGCGGCTTACTGGCGGACGGTCATAGACGGTACGAAGATGTTGACGGTGACGCTGCCCTCGGTCTTCTGACGGCCAGTGTCCGGCATCTTCATAACGCGGCAGTTGCCCTCGCTCATCACGAAGCCGTCGCGGTCGTTCACGTCGCTGATGGTGACATTGAAGGCCCGACGCTTGGCGTCCAGACCGCGCAGGTACGCGAGGCTGGAAGAGGTCGAGGACAGGGTCAGGGCCACGGTTCCGCTCTCGTTGGCGTTCTCGGAGTAAACGATGTCGCCCTTTGCGCCTGCGGAAGTAGTCACGCTGTCCTCATTCTTGGTGAGGGTGACGACACCGTCGGAGGCAAAACCCGTAATGATACGGCCACCGACAATGACGTTGACCTTTTTCGGGTCGTAGGATGCAACCTCAATGCTTGCTGCCATTGTTTAGCTCTCCTTTCCTTATGCACTCAAGGTCGCCCGCAGGGTTCCCTTGGTCTTGATGCCGTGGACTGCGCCCTCCAGTTGAGCCTCCCATGTGATGTCGGGCATCTGGCGGTTGCGGGCCTGCTCGTCGGTGGCATCGCTGCGCTTGGGTACGTTGATGGTGAAGACGCCCCGCTCGCTCTCCGGGTCTTTGGCAATGATGCCCAGCTCGACGGCCCGGTTGAGGGTCTCGTAAGCGGCAGTGCCGACGAGGGAGAAACCTGCATCGTCATAGCTGACCTTTGCGTTTTCGAGGAAGATGGTGTACAGCTTCTCACGCATCAGGCTGGCGATATAGTCCGCGCCCATCTGCACATCGATGAAATTACCATCGGCGCAGACGCCGTTTTTGACGTACTCGTGCTTATACTCCACGGTGAGGAAGTTAATATTTGCTTCCTCAAGAGCATCACGCTCACCGTTCGTCAGGCCGGGAACGGTCAGGCCCTGAGGCCGCTTGAACTTCCACGTCACAGACTGCGGATAGAACGGGCCGACATTGCCGACATAGGCAGCATCGGCGAACTCTTCCGCGTGGTCAGTGTAGATGATGGCACTGCGGGCGTTGACGACGCCCAGCTCCTTGTTGGTGGTCTGGCCGAAATAGAGCTTGCGGTGGTCTTCCTCGCCCGCGCCCAGCTCGGCCTCGGTAGGCTCGGTGCTTTCCGCCCAAGCTGCCAGAGCCTTGACATATTCGTCATCGCTCTGGTCGGTCATAACGATGTAAAAATCATCGTCCGTCTTGCGGAACTCCTCGATGGCCTCGACAAGGCCCGCCGCGTTGGCAGGCTTCTCAAAGCCGACGATTTTCACCTTGCGGATGAGGGTGTCTGCAAGGCTGGTCTTGCCCTGCGTGAACATAGCCTCGGCCATCGTCGCCACCTTTTTGCCCTTGAACGCCTCGGTGATTTTGTCGAGGTCGCGGTAGGTTGCAACGTCCTTTGCGCCCTCGGTCGAAACCAGCAGGATGTCCAGACTCTCGGTGCCTGCGCGCTTTGCGTCGATGTCTACGACGACAATAACGTCTTTTGCCAAAGTAGTCACTCCTTTTCAGTTTTGTCGATAATATTCGGGGGGGTTGCGATAGAGCCGACGGTATAGCTGTCGGTACGGGTGTACCTGAGCCGCACGTCGAACCCGTAGCGACGCCCCATCTCGTCTACTTCAAGGGCGTCGCGGCTTGTGCAGTTTGTAACCTCTACGACGACAAACCCGGCTGATTCAAGGGCGTAAAGGCCCGTGTGCAGGAAAAAGCCTTGAGCCAGCGAAGCCAGCTCAGAAGCCTCGTCCGCGCCGTAGACCGTGACGGTATCGCCGTCGGCGGTTTCGGTCTGTCGGTTGATACTGCAGGCGGTGAAAGAAAACGTGGCGGTCGGCTGCTCTTCGCGTACCGACACGGTATCCTGCCGCGTTTCGTCGAGTACAAGGGCGAGGTTCCCGCTCCCGCCCGTTGTCTCGTAGTCGCTCATGGCCGAGTAGATAATGAACGGCGGCTCTACCTCCGGCTGGGTTTGAGAGTCCAGCAGGACGGGACGCCCTACAGCCTGACTGAGCGCGTAAATGAGGCGGTTTCGCTTTTCGACAAAGGTCATCTCGGAGCTGCGCCCCCTTTCGCCTCTACCAGATACCGTTTCAGCGGGTGGATGCTGTTGTGGCCCAGCTCCTGCTTGACGGTATAGGTCGTGGAGCTTGCCGGGTCATAGACCCGCGCCCCGACGTTGAGGACGTAGCCGTTGGTGTAAATCTTCTCGCTGAGGGCCGTAGACGTGCCTGTGATGCCACGGGCAATATCTTTGTCGCTCACCGGGAGGACTGCTCCCTCAAAGGGGAGCCGCTCGGCAGCGGTAGACGCCCACTGCCCGCCTTTGCTCTGGTCGTAGGAGCCGGACATCTTGACCTCATACATCGTGTGCAAGAGGCCACCGGGTATCATCGGCCGGGCCATCCTGAAAGGGGTATCCATCAGATCTCCTCCTCGATTTTGAATGTGATAGAATTGCGGAGCCTGCCAGTAACAACAAGGGGGCTATCCGCCCAAGACGGAGCCGCCTCACGTTGGAGACTCCCTTTCGGGGTGAAGTGGCTGGCGTCGTTGATATACTGCTGAATCAGGCCCACGGCCTGCCCGCCTATCCACTCGGCGGCTCCTCTTGCGGTCTGACGGCCTTGATATATCTCGGCTATCTGCTGCCGCACGAGTAGTGCCAGAGCGTCTTTGTTGTGGTCAAAGCCTGCGCGGATAAAGCTGCGCTCGGGGATAGTGACGGAGGGCAGGAGCAGAAACAAAAAGAGCAGGTTGTCCTCCTCATTTTTGTGCCGCTGCTTGAGGCTCTTGTCTACTACCCCGAAAAGATACCCCGCGTGGGACTGGATGAAGAACAGACCCGGGAAGTCGCGGGGGCTTTTGCCTCGGCTCTTTTTGTGGATAGGGATGCACAGGTTTTTGGCGTGTTTTGCGGTAATCGTCGCCCCGTACTCGTGGACGCGGGCGATGGTCAGGATTTCGCTGTCAGCGTCGCCCTGAATGCCGACTTTGATTTTCAGTCGGTTGAGGGCCGCCAGCTCGTCCCGTACCTGCTTGAGGTGCAGGATTAAATCGCCGCTCCCGCTCATCGCTCACCAGCTCATGTAGCGGGAAAGGGTATCAAGCCACGAGGAGCGCGGCTCTTTGTCGAACGTCCACGAGACGTCCGAAATGGAGAACGCAGAAAGCCCCTGTGCGCCGTTCCTCAGGATGGAAAACTCCTGCTCGGCGATACCCCAAACAATGGCGATAATGTCGGCAGGGAGGTCAGCAGGCTCTTCCGCCGTCCCGTCTTTCGGCAGGACGTAGCCAGCGGTATACTTTACCTCAAGATACCGCTGCGCCGCGTAGTAGTCCCCGGCCAGACCTCCAACGTAGCCCTTGAAATTCCACCCGGCGTCCCGGTATAACACGCCGATGTTCCCAGTCATGGTGAAATCGTAGCTCTCAGGCTCGATAAATGCCCCGGCGGTCGTATCCTTGACGTACTCGACGCTGCGGATAGGATACTGTTTCAGAAACAGCTCCTGCGTTCCCGGGCCTGCGTATCGGTCGGTATAGACCGCCTTGCCGAACTTGCGCCCGGTGACGGTCTCGACCCATGCGGAGGCGGAATTGATAAGCCGGATGATGTTGTT